GACTCTTTTAATGAGAGGACACCGGCTGTTACGGCAGGTTATGCCCAGACCTGCGATGAATTCCACACCGCTCTATTATTCAGTTGTTGGTATCTCCTGTGCTTCTTGATATAGCTTCTTTATCTCGGAATTACCGCCCAAGGCAATGTACCCATTGTAGAGGTCTTCTATTATTTTCCAATCAGAAGCTAATCTTATGTCAGAGTGCATCCAATCCCTTAAGAGAACGCCAAGCCTGTCAGCACCAAGTGCTTTCAGCATTATCCGCTCTGGTGTCTCTTTCTTTTGATCGTGTCTGCCGATAAGGAAAGTGATAAAGGCAAACAGACCATTTGAAGCAAGCATACCAAGGAGAATGGTTTGTGCTATTGTCATGATTTCCACCTCTATCTCTTTGCCCCTTTCATCTTGGCTATTGTGCCATTTCCTATTATCCCATCTACGGCTATCTTCTGCGCTGTCTGGAATGCCTTGACATACTTGAGAGTTGTTTCACCAAAGATACCATCTTCAGCTACTACATCTTTGGCATTATACCAATTAAGAAACTTCTGGATCTGCTTTACTCGGTCAGAATACTCACCAAATCTGATTGCTACATCTGCATCAACGCCCTTGACGAGTCTGTACACCCTCTTGTACTTCTTCCAAGTTCCAACAGAGATAGACTTATTCCATGAAGCTGAATAAGGTACATTGTCATCACCACCGCTTGCCTGTACTACTTTGCCGTTTCCGATGTAAAGAGCAATGTGCGAATCTGAACAAAGCACATCACCTGCTTGAAGATTGTAGACTCTTTTGAACAGGTTTGATGTTGCATATCCCTCATTCTTCTTGTAGCCGTAGGAAGAACCCTTGATGCACTTGGACAGCATTGCAGGTACTAATCCACCATGAGCAAAGCAAGCATGGACAAAGGGATTGCAACAGTATGTCTTTCCCCAATCCTTGATACCGCTCTTCTTCTTGATACTTGGCTGTGTTCCGCAGAAGTAACAGCCATTATGGTGTGCTTCTTTCCCATGTCCATAGTGGAATGAGTTGTCTGAAGCTATCCACTTGCCCCATTTGATCGCATCAGCTATGACCTGCTCTGCGGTCTTTGTCACATGGATTGAGGGAAGTGAACCTGCGTAGGGTGTTGGCTTTGAGTCTCCCCCAAACACTTTCTTGTTGCACCACTTCTGAAGAGCCTTGACAGAATCAGAACCAAAGTAACCATCAACAGCCACTCCTAACTTCTTCTGTACGGCTTTGGAAGTCTTGATGCCCCATGAACCATCTGGTGCTACACCTGCCCACTTCTGTATGGCTTTCACAGTTGCCTTGCCCAAGATGCCATCTACACCACAGCCAAGTGCTTTCTGTGTCATTGCTATGCTTGAGTAGCCATAGTAACCATCGATCTTCAGCGGTTTGGATATATCAAAGGATGCTTTGAAATGTGGTCTGTAGATACCCTGTATGTATTTGTATGGGCGTGTCTTCTGTGCTACTATGCCACCGCTTGTGTTGCCCTCAATCGTATAGACCTCTGTGCATGATTTTCTCTCTCTGATGAAGCCAATGTGGTTTGGCACTCCATTCAAATTCCAATCAAAGAACACAATGTCCATTGGGAGAGCAAGGTATGGTGGAATCTGTGCAAGGTTTGCTGATGCCCATTTGATTGCAGTAGGGCAATACACTACCTTTTTACCGCCATAAAAAAGAGAGGAATCATTCCCCTCATGAAACATATATGTGACGAATGCACAGCACCATGCACCGCTTGAATTGCAGTATCTGTTGAATACCGCACCACCCTGTCCAAGATGCTTCTGTGCAAGCTTCAGAAGTTCCACATTATTTGCACCCATCTTCTTCACCCTCTTCCTCAATAAAAGAATCGGCAGGTTCTTCTGCTGTTTCCCATTCATGGTCTTTAAGTGCTTTCATCTCTCTTGTAATCTTTGTGCCGGTTTCTCCCTCAACAGTAAAATCATTGTTGAAGTAGAGAGCAAAAGCACCTGCACAGATTGTAAATGCAAGTGAGATGATGTTGTACACCAGATTGGCTGTTGCGTTGCCAAGATCCACAGCACCTACTGATGCAATGGCTTGGTTAACACACGCAATAGCAAAAGCTATGGTGCGTATCTTTGTACCTCTATTCATTCTTTTCCCTTTCCGCTGACTATCATGCGAGTCAGCACTAATCCGATGTTTACTCCAAAACTGCCGAAATTATTGTCTAACGCATATAAGGTCAACGCTCACGTTTGCTGTTGTAGCAGATGTAAGTGCGTGCATTCGACACTTCACTTCTGTATCGGATTCTCTTGTCAATAGCGTAAACACCCAATTATTACCACCGCTAAATCTCGGAATTACCGATGCGAGTTTATATCCATTAGGGATTTTTGCTGACACATCAACCGTTCTTTCTGTGTCAGATGTAAACGAACCTAACGATACGTTGTTGACGATTCTTATATCTATTGCTTTTATCGTACTAACAGCCATAGGAGCCACCTCCCCACGAATTTTTGTTCTTAATCATTGTTATGCGCTCCTTTATCTTGACTTCATAAGGTATAACGTAAGTGTGGTTGAACCACTGATTGACCCTGTTACTGTTGCAGACCCATTCGCAGTTGTTACCGACCAATCGCTTGTCTGTGCGGATGGTGTACCAAGTACGGAATTCACCACCACCATATCTTCTGTGATGTTCTCATTTGTTACTGTCTGTGGCAGAGATGAGAATGATGCTACTTCAACCACCAACAATGTCATTTCTACGCCCACATTAGTGATTGGGATTTTCATTGTTTCTGTGCCATCATCCACAGCCAAGAAATCTGTTTCTGATGGTGTGCCTATATAGGTATCAAGTTCATGTATCTGCATTACGCTTCACCCCCATGTTCATAACACTCTGACTTGATGTAGTACCCCTCTTCAGTAAGCATTACTGCGCTGTGTTTTGGAAGTTTGCTGACAGAAGCACCGCTTAATATAGAATGGTACTTTGCTTCAGCAGAATTTCTGTTGTCATAGGCATAGCATGGTGTACTCATCTTGCCATCTTCAAATACTTGAATCTCCATTACTACGATCAATGGGTTACCTCTCTTTCTTCAAGTTCTGCTATACGCTTCTCTAACTTCTGAACGTAAGCTACCAATGGTGCTATAATCTCTGTGTATCCAAGAGTCATGAAGCCATTCATTTCACCTGTCATACAATGCCACTTGTCAGCTTCTTTGACATCCTGTGCATAAAATCCCACATGGCTCTGACCATCCTTGATGAAGTGTGCAGGTTTCAGATTGTTGATGAATTCCACCGCATCATCATCAAGATACGCTTTATGCTCTTTCAATCTGCGGTCAGATGATTGTGTAAGTGTTCCTGCGATAGTTGTGTTGCCTGTCCAATCTACTGTCATGGCATTTGATCTTGCACTATCAGATGTTCCCTTGCCTATGATAAAGGCATAGTCTGTGACTAATGGTGAATCAGACCCATTAGGTGCGTTGAATCTGCCAAGCACAGTTTGTGCAGAACCCTGTGCGTTTACGCCCCATCCATGTGCCATGCTGTGTGTTCCACTTGCAACAGAATCAGATCCACCCAATATAATTGCTCTCTGATTGGTTACCTTGTTTCCAGAACCACCGATGATAGCACTTGCAACACCATTCGCACCAATGTCATTGCCATACCCACCAACACCTGCGGAGTATGCGCCACCAACATGGTTATCCATGCCCGTTTCCAAAGAAAACAACCCCGTATCACCTTTTCTTCTACCAAGTGTGTAATATGGTGCAGGCGTGTCTGTTAAGAAACTAATGTGCAGGTCATAATTAAGTCTGCTTGACATCGTAAAGCCATACCCATCTGCGTCTACTGTGATAGCAGACATGGCATTAGTGCCATTGCTATAGGTAGCAGAAGTCAGTTCTACAATTTTCCATACGCTCCCATAGTGTGAATCTTCTGGAATTACTGATGCCCAATATGTTGTTCCTGTCGCAAACATTCCGTCATCATCATTTAGCAGAGCAACAGCAAAATATCTTGCGCTGTCATTGTAGCTTAATTGCATTCTCTTGTCGGAAATGGTCACATGGCTCGATTTATTCTGCCCCACAATTACTGATGAACCAGAAAAAGAGGACAGTTCTCGTAGACCATCACGAACGACAATCCCTCTTGAAGTTGCAAGCAGGTTGCCACCACCTGCTGATGGATCTGCGATCCATTCTTCTTTTGGTATCTCTGTGATATGCACACCTGCATCTTCACCATCTTCAGCTACCCAAAATCGTTGTACTGTCGCATTAACAGTTCCACGCTCATAAAGGTTGACTTCTCTTGTGAGATTAGGGTCGCCCACTTCTACTGTTGCTCTCAAGTTCTTCAGCTTGGATTTAAGCAGGTTTCTTGTCGCAACAGGTTGATTGTATATACCTGCAAATGAGACTTGTATAGGGTCTAAATTTGCGTCTGTGATGGCAACATTATTATGGTCAGTTAAGTCATAAAGCTGTGGTCTGATGAACCTGCACAGGATAGTTGATGCATATCCTATGATGGTCATGTCTGCCGTATAGGTATACCCTCTTCCTAACAGCCTTTCACCATTCTCACTACGCAGAATCCACTTGAACCAATTAGGGTCATAGTCTGTCTTGACATCCTTGTTCCCATTCAGAAGTCTTGCAGTAAGGTGTGCCTGTGCCAATACCACATCAGAATCAACCTCAAGAGTGAACATATTGTCCACAGTATCAGTTATTATCTGCATCTGATTCTGTATGACCTTATCTGTGGCTCTTGCATTAGCCAAGTCTGTGGCAAGCTGTGCCACCCTTGCAGATATTCCACTATCTCTTAACAGGTACTCCCCTATGGTTGCTTTCTGTGTATCTTCAGCTTCACAAGTCTCTATCCTTAAGAGTCTTGCTTCTAAATAAAGTTCACCATCATCATCTATGATGTTTACCCTGTCGCCTATCTGAATATCATCTGGCAACTTCTCAAAGTCTACTTCATAGTTGACTTCAACCTGTGAATGTCTTTGCAGGTAGGCTCTTGCTTGACCTGCCAACATAGCTTTGTCTTGTGTATCAAACGAGAATGAACCAACCCACAATCCGTCTGGGTCTATAGCAGATGACCATTTAGCCATTGCGGTTTCGTTTCTCATCTGACCTGTTGTTGGGTCTACTCTGTACACATCACCTGTTGATGGGTCTGTGTATGAATAGTTGTAACCAACAAGATTGATTGGTGTTCCACTACCCTCTGGTGTACCGCCTGTTACTTCCAAGGCTGTGACCAAGTTTGCAATGGATCTCTTCCAATAAATCTTCTTCAAATCATAGTTCAGCCGTAGCTGTGGGATAGCTACTTGATTACCACGCTTCTTGATTACGTTCACTACCCTCTCTATGATTTGCAGACGATCAATGACAAATGAGTAGTACAGTTCACAACCCCACAGATTGACTACGGACAGCAGACGCTCTGTGCATGATGATTCACCTTGCCACTCACAAGTCTGAACAGATGTTGGCGCATCCATGATGTTGAGTGACCAATCAGATGGCAGAAAATAATCCATCATCTGGTCTATAGTGCCGGTCAGAGTGACAGCACCGCACAAGGTGTTCAGCAGGTCTAAACCTGCATCCTCTGCATACACTTCGAATTCCTGTTTAGATGTATCGCATTCCACTTCTACTATCTGATAGACAGCATCATAGGCGTTGTCATCATCACCCCTTGCGGATTGCTTGAGGATGTAGTTGCCCTCTGCCACCATTTCTTCAAGGTCTGCTCTGTCATAGTCTGTAAAAGG